CTGCTTCAATAGGGGTTTTGGCTTGCTCATGAGTGCTGGCTGTTCCAGTAAATGGTGGAGTGGTGGGTAAAAATGGTATCTTTCCACACTGACAGTTTAACTCTAAATCTGTAGTGTTTTCATCTGCCATATATACATCCACATTTCCACTATCAGATCCTACTCTATTTCCTGGAATGGTTCCACATTCTGCAAAATACTTTGGTATCTCTTCTTTAATCATGAATTCATCTATAGGATCAACGTAAGTTCTAATTTTCTTTCCATATCTTCTAATTTGTCCCACTTGAACGTAAAGAACGACATCATCTGGAACACAACATGGAACTGTAAGGTTTATCATGTAGGTATCTGTAGAAGAGGTGTTTCCTTTCATAGCTACGAAGTCCGTTTGTATTTGTCTTGAAGGGTATTCGCCTGATTCAGCATGATACTGTTCTAATAGGGTGTCTGTGTCAATAAGCGCTACCAGATCCTTGCCGTCGAAACGAGTTAATAACTCCTCGTAAGTCAACGAACATGTATCGAAACCTTCTAGTTTCAACACCCGGTTGATTTTCTCTTTATACTCTTCAAAAACTTCTTTTCCATGATGGAACAATTCCATAAACACTGATTCCACAATCTGTGCTGTAGCCTCGTGTATGTCTAAGTTTTTGTCTCTCCAATTCAATATGTCTAAACAGACAGGTAAATCCATTGGTGCAAATACTCTGCCTAATTCATCTCTAAATCTTCTCTTAAGGAAAGTCATGTCTTCTTGTGGTGTAAATCCACCTTGAATCTTTCCTTTATCTGTGGCTGTAATAGTATAGCCATGTTCTTTTGCTTGACGTGCCATGACTTCCAAAGTCCACCATCCAATTTCTGGTGCTAAACCTTGCAAAAAGTCGTCTCCTCCTGTCCATGTACGAGCAAATTTGGCAAAATCATGTAATCCATAATTCCATCCTCCTTCTAATTCTATAATCTTCAACAATTCACTCTCATCCATACATAATCGTACGGCTGCTTCCTTTGTCATTCCTTTCTGCAATAGTTCTTTAATATCATAACAACATTGCAAAAATAAACAAATATGCAAAAGTTGATTAACTATCGAATTTTTGTCAAAGGTGTGGAAAGCTCCAGAGATCATTCCTTGCTCTACTTGAACTAGATACTTGCAAATGAGTAACATAACTAAAATTGAAGTGTCTGCATCTATTCCTTCTCGAACAATACAATCTTCTTTGAGCTTTTCAATGTTGGTGTAAACCCATCCGCAATATCTTT